GTGGCGCTCACGGACACCACAGCCAGGCAGGCAAAGCCGAAGGACAAGGCATACACGCTACCAGACGCCCTCGGGCTTTCGCTCTTTGTCGCGCCAAGCGGCATAAAGAGCTGGCATTTTCGATTCACTTGGCTTGGAAAGCAGGTGAGGATTTCTTTCGGAATGTACCCGGATACGGGGCTGAAGGAGGCGCGCGCCAGGAGAGATGAGGCGCGGGAAGGCATTGCGCGCGGCATTGATCCGCGCGAATCGAGAAAGGAGAAGAAGGCAGGGCTTATCGAGGCCAACGCCAGGACCTTTCGCAAAATCTACGACGAATGGCTGGCCTTCAGGAAGGGGAATATTTCGCCGGGAACCTACAGGATCATCAGCAACGCCATGGAGCTGGACGTCCTACCGAACTTTGGTGATCGACAGATCGAATCAATCAAACGCGCCGATGTCATCACTTTGATCAGAAAAATCGAGAAGCGCGGGTCGGTGGCCACGGCCGTGAAAGTTCGCCAGCGTATTGGCCAGGTGTTCAGTTATGCCATCGCCATTGGCCTGATCGACACCAACCCAACTGCTGAGATGCACGCGGTCACGGAAAAAATCGGTCAGCACAAGCACCACCCGTTCCTTCCGTTCAGCGAACTGCCGAAGACGATCGCTACCATCCAGCAGAGTGTCACCGGCCAGCAGCTACGGTCAGCGTTCATGCTAATGATCTACACAGCGTCCCGCCCGGGTGAAGTGCGACATGCGGAATGGTCGGAGATCGATCTTGATACTGCCACATGGACCACGCCAGCTTCAAAGATGAAGATGCGCCGCGATCATGCGGTACCGCTGCCACGACAGGCAGTAGAGCTACTGCGTGAAATGCTTCCCATCACTGGACACCTGCGCTACGTCTTCACGAACCGCAGCGATCCAACCATGCCCATCGGCACCAACTACGCAAACAACGTCATGGAAGTGTGCGGACTCACCGGTAGGCAGTCCCCTCACGGCTTCCGGCACCTGTTCTCAACGGAAATGAACGGTCGCGGATACAACCGCGACTGGATCGAACGACAACTCGCGCACGCCGACACCAGCTTCATTCGCGACGTGTACAACCACGCAGCGTATCTGGAGCAACGCAGGGAGATGATGCAGGCGTGGGCCGATCTGGTGAAGCCGTAGCGCCGGCGTCCTGACAACCTATCGATCTACCGCCATTTCTTGGATCCACTTCCTTAGCTTTCCCATCCCTGCTTGTATAGAATCTTACACCAAGCAGCTACACAATCGAAAAACCAAAGGAACCATCATGCAACGGATCGCATTTGCGAACGCCCTGCGCGGTATCGCAGCCCTCTGCGTGGTCATTGCCCACTACATCCTGATGTTCAACTACATCCGCGGCGAGTTTGGCGGCCTGCCAGCTCTGCCCGAGAAGCCCTTCCCGGATTGGATGATTGGTGTCTTTAACCCGCTGAGCAACTTGAACATGGGTGCATTCGGCGTTGCCCTGTTCTTCCTGATCAGCGGCTTAGTGATTCCAATTTCCGTCGCGGGACTACAGGGCAAGCAACTTGCGAAGGCAAGGTTTGTCATTGGCCGACTGTTTAGGATCTGGCCAACCTACATTGTTGGTCTACTGATCACGCTCGGCGCACTTGAAGTTGCCGCTGGCTACATGGGCTACACGACCTCCTACACCGCACCACAAGTCCTAATACAGATGTCGCTGTTCCGCGACTGGTTCGGAAGCTCAACACCGTTGGATGGGGTTGTATGGACGCTGGAAGTAGAGATCAAGTTCTACTTGGTCGTGCTTGTGTGCTGGTCAATGATCGGCAGGGCCAGGCTTCTCCCGCTATTCGCGCTTGGCGTCGCAACAGTTATGTCTGCCAATCTTTACCCTGGAAGCGCTCACCAATCTGGAGCGCTGGCCGCTTTTGTTTACCCGATCAAATACATCTTCTTCATGATGATCGGCGTGGCGTTCAACTACCATTTCCGCGGGCTACTTAGCCTTGAGAAGCTGTTTGCTATTTCGATTGGAATGCTCTGCGTCTTCGGCTACAGCTGCTTCATGGAGGGATGGCAGGTCGAGGTTATTGTCTCGTACTTTGCGGCTTTTGCGCTGTTCACGGCATTCTATCTGCTCGACAAAGACTGGAGTGGCGGCCCAGTGTTCGACTTCCTGGCGAACATCAGCTACCCCCTTTACGCATGCCATGGCGCATTCGGGATCGTTGGTATGAGGATCATGATCGATTACGACATTGGAGCAATGCCGGCCCTTGCTATGCAAGTAGCTATTACCATTCTGCTGTCTTGGATTATTCACAAGGCTATTGAGAACCCGACACATATCCTAGGGAAGAAACTTGCAGAAATGTTAAGAGCTTCACCAGCACCAATAGCTGCTCGACAATAATAAGAAGCCCGCTCTAATTAAGCGGGCTTTTTACATTCTAGCCTTACACGAAAGGAATCGGTTCAACCATGTAACAATCTTCGCAGTCATCAGTGATGACTGTGTCCAAGATCAAAGGGTCGGCCGTCTGTGGGTGCAAGAATCCAGAGCGAATAGAGGCGGTGTAAACACCTACGTTCACTGTGTTTAGACGAGCCATGGCACCAACAGATACCGTGTCAATGCTGTAGTTCATCGCCTGCCCTGCGCCACAATTCTCTCCGCCCGAGTTGATAATCCGAGTCGAGTCCTGCCCCTCAACAACAACCCCCCATACATTCTGCTCGGGGCCGGTGCCGGCTTCTGTGCCAGTGCAGTAGCTGTTGATGATGGTGTTGTACTCGCCGCCATTGTCGAGCAGCAGCATGCATCGACCAGTCCAGTCCACCGAGGTGATGTTCTCGATCACGCAGTGCTGGGCGTAGTGCATGTGCAGGCCCACGGCGCAGTTCCCGGTGAACTCCAGGTTTCGGATGTACACATTCTTGATTGGAGTACACAGCGCGACGATCGCGCCAGCCTGGTGCTCGCGCTTGATGACCCGGTTGACGATCAAGGAGTCGGCGAGGACATAAATCACCTGCCTGACCTCCATTGGGCCGTCCAGAGGCATCGTATAGGTGTCAAAATCGGTTGAGGCGTCCGAGATTACGATCCATGAACCGTTTGTGTATGGGGTCGTATCAGCGACGAATATCTGGGTCGTGTTCACTGCAGCCAGGGATGTCAGGTAGCTACCTGGACGAACATCACCCTCGTAATCAATCGCCGCATAGCTCGGGTCAGTGGGCACGTCAGGATTGCGCCCCACCCCACTGCAATCGATCGTAACCTTGTCGATCCCCAGCGCGGGCTCGATGATCTGGCCGCTATATGGCCAGTTGTCGTCGCGGTTAAGGAGGACGGTGGTACTGATCGGGCATTCGGTGCCATTGATCTGCAGCCAGCGATAGCCGGCCTTCATCAATGCCTGAATTCTTGGCCCATTATCCTCGTTAGGGTCTGGAGTAAAAACATAGGGAGTGTCAATGTAAATTGCCATTTTTCGTTCTCATAATGTGGACATTGGCGCCCTCCATGGCGGCAATTACTGTACATTCAAACAGTTAACTCTTGCGAGCACTTCCAGAAATAAGAACGAGTTCATTGGCTCATCGCTCTGACATAGGCCTGACAAGCCCGCAGGGCGATCAGTCCCTGCCCGGGACTACCTGCAGGCACCAACCTCCGCTACAAGCTCCCGCTCATACCCGATCCGCTGTCGGCGCTCAGCCAGCAATGCCCGGACCTTCTGCTCCAGTCCGTCGGACTTTTTCAGGCCAGCAGTCGCCCAGATCGGCACCGCCACATCTTGCGTGCGGCACGGCACCTGCACAGGCACCTCCACTCGCACAGTGCGCACCTCAGGCTCCCGGCCAGCGCACCCCGCCAGTAGCACCACAACCCCCAACAGCAGCAACTTCATAATCCAAGCTCCTGATCGATAATGGCAGCGGCGGCCGTGCACTGGTCGCCGCCGGTCCTCTCCTGCAGCAGAAGGTTTGCCGTGGCATAGTCGGTCTTGGCCAGATCCCGGGCATCGGCCTGGGCCTGGGCGGCACGCCGCTCCCGCTCCTGACCGGCCAGCACCAGGTCGCCGAGCCTCCTGCCCTGCTCCCCCGCCAGCTCTTCCAGGTTGGCGCGCCCTGCCTTGGTGGTTGCCAGGTCATCCTGGGCGGCGTCGAGCAACGGCCGGTAGTGGCCCGCGGAAAGCCAGGCACCCAGGCCGGCGCCGGCGGCGAGCAGCAGGACGACCAGCACCAGCAGGCCGGCCAGCTTCTGCACCGGCGTCATCACGGTACATCCTTGAAGAAGGCGTGCTGCCCGATGCGTACCGTCTGCTTGGCCTTCGCCGCCCAGGCTGGTGCCTTGGGCATGGTTGTCGCGTAGTAGTGCGTGGCGCCGCCGGTTGGGTCAGGTACTGCACCGGCGATCACCTGATCAGCCGCACGCTGGGCCTGGGCGAACTGGCCGGCCGGGATCGGCTTGGCGCCGCTCAGAAACGGATAGTTCGGGTCGTTCTTGTTCCAGCAGCTGAACTGGTACGGCGCCTGGCACACGCCGGCATAGCCCTCCCCCCACCAGGACTTGGCCTTCCCATCGTTCACGCGGTTGCGGATCGTCCAGGCCACGGCAATCTGCCCGGCCAGGCCTTCGCCGCGGGCTTCACCCCACAGCGTGCGCGCGAAGATGTCGCGGTCTTTCTCGGTTGTAGTCATGACTTTTCTCCAGGCAATAAAAAACCCGCCGGGGCGGGTTGGTTCAATGGGTCTTATCACTCCGGCGGGAAGCTGTTGTCGTAGGCGTAGACCTCCGGCAGGTACTCCGCGGCGCTAACAGCGCAGGTGCCGTCCTCATTCGGCGCGATTTCGGTGATCATTGACGGGTATCCAACCTGCTCGCTTGGTCCGAACAGGAACCGGGCCGGCTCAATGCTCAGGTCGGTGACAAGGTCGAAGTCGACGACGTTGGCCGGCACCAGCACGCTGAACTCATCGACGCGTTGCGGCTGGAACACGCGCGTGGCCGTGCCGTCATGGCGTCTGATCACCGCCCGAGGTGCCTGGACGTTGAAGTCCATTTGCTCGGTCAAGGTCAGCAGATACTGCCCCTCGAAAAACTCGGCATCGATGATCAGCGCGCTCTGCGTTGTGCCCGGGATATCGTCGGCCAGCGTGACGTGGTCCAAATCCTCATACACCAGCGCGGCAAGTTCGGTGTCTACGCTGTAGCTCCAGCGGGACAGCTGGTATTTACATAGCTGCCGCATGCCGATACGCCAGGCGCGCACCCTGTCGGTGACACCATCCAGTTCGATTTTATCGACCTTCAGGCCCTGGCTTCCGGGCAGCCGGCACTTCACCGTTTCCTTCTTCCAGGTGTACTGGTCGAGGTATTCGATATCCACACCGTCGAAGTCATCAGGGCTCGGCGCTGTGAAACTTGCCGATAGCTCGCTGGTCATGTCGTGCGGCGTGATTACACCCCGCGATGGCTGTACCCCTTCCCTGCGCACGCTGATCAGCCCGTTACCAGTCGACAGGTGCGACATGCCCGCGCCGAAGATCCCCGCCAGCACGTCACGTACCGAGCTCTGCTTTTCGTGGGTCATGTCGTAGGTTTCGCCGCGCGGCTGCCAGTATCCGGACTCCACGGCCTGGATGGCCTCGATGTCGATCAACGACTGGTCAATGCCCAGCGTCGAGCAGACATGCAGCGCGGCATCCTTGATCGACCGGGACGTGCCGCTGCCATAGAGCCGGGTTGGCGCGCAGTTCACCTGCCGCTCCGACTGCGCGCCCAAGCGATCGCCGCCACGGATGTTCATCGTCATGACGGTGACACCGGCATAGGAGGCCGGGACCGGAAGCCGAGTACGCAGGCCGTACCACTGAATCGCGTCCCTGACCTGGCCGCCCTCCACGGGCTGTGTCCGCCGGGCGCGAAACTCTGGCCGCAACGGGTACGGGAACACCACGCGTTCGGTAAAGCCGATCTGGTCAGGCGTGGTATCGGCGTAGGTGTGGGTGATGGAGTTCCAGGCGCCGCCGATTGCAGCGTCACGCCATTGAACCTCGACGGACTTCGACAGCCTCCGGATCTTGCCCTTTTTGTTGTAGTAGCAAAGGCCCTGGCTGAAGAAGAAATCATATTCCGCTTCGGTCGCCAGCTCGTTTTCCGGGCAACCCATGAAGGCACCGACCCAGTTCGCGGAACCACCGTCGCCGGTCAGGGTGAAGTCCATCAGGGTGCGGTCAGTAAATCCAGGCCAGGTGCCGTCGACAGCCCCGGTATCGGTCAGTCGCTGAACCGTGGCCGTCAGGCCACTGATCGAGGAGATGGTGAATCGCATCCCGCGATACCCCAGGGCCAGGCGCTGCTGGCCCAGCGGTAACCCCAGGACCGGCGCGCCGCTGTCGTAATTCAGCGTGATATACGCCAGTTGCTCGGCGGTGCCACCGCTCGATGCCGAGCCAGTGGTGTAGACCGGCGCCGCACCGAAGATGGCCACCGGCGCGCTGGACTGTGTGATCGCGCCGCCGCGATAAGGGCTCGATGGCTCAATCAGCCGCAGGCGGCCGGAGTTGTCCTGTGCAACAAGACCGATCCCCGACAGCTGCGCAGTGATCGTGGCCAGCAGGCCGCTCATGTTCGTGTAGTTGGAGTTCAGTGATACGGTGCGGGAGACACCCTGAAAGGTCAATGTCCAAACCACGGACGACGAACTGAAGTCATATGTCGTCGGCGCAGCGCTGGCCTGGACGTTGGAAGGACTGCCGCCCACGCCCGGCACCGGCGGGACATACGGCGAGAAGCTGGCCACGGTCAGGCCCAGATCATCGTCGGCCTGCAGAGTGACCTTCATCCCCACGAATGGGGCCAGGTCAGCCAGTTGGCCGGCGATCCGGTTATACCCGCCGACGAGCGACACGATGTAAGTATCAGGCGTCACGACTTTCAGCGTGGTACCGGCGCCCCAGTGCTCAGGGAACTCCGGACTGTCGCCACCCAGCACCACGCTATGGCCGCTGATCAGGACGGCGTCAGCTACTACCCCGGCCTCCGATGGCGCGGAGCTGGCCAGGTCCAGGCCTGCGGTGCCGGCGCTGGTGCCGCCGACCTCGGAAACGGGGAACCAGTTCTGTGCCCGGCTATCGCCGACCAGAGACGCCCCAGGCTCGTAAAGCGAATAGCTGACGTCCGAGCCGAACGCCGCCACCGGCGTCTCGCCGATCTTGATGCTACCGGCCGGAATCTGGTGTCGCCCCATTCCAACGCACAGGCAGAGGCTGGTGTGCATCTCGCGGCGGCTCACGAAGCGCGAGACGCGCGGCGTCAGGTAGTCAGGGAATACCTGGGCGCGACCCAAGACTTCACGGATAGGCGAGTTGAGCTTTGCCGTGTTCGCCGTGGCGGTGCCGGCTTCAAGATCGGCACCCTGGGTGTTCGGGGTCTTGCCCGCCTTGGGCATGGTCATGATCATCACGATCGACACGGCGGCCAAGGCTACCGCCGCCCAGGCTACCACTGCTGCTGCGCCGGCGCGGGCCTCAGGATAAATGCAGATATCCGAGCCAGGCTCGACGACGAACGTCGCCCACTCCTCTACGGGCAGCGGCGCACCGTCAACGGTAACGCAGATTGGGTGCGGGCCTTCCAGCTTGAAGTGCTCGGCCTTGCTGGCCAGCCATACAGCCAGGGTGACCGGCTCTTTGATGATGTGAGTTTCCAGCGGCTCGCCTTCAAGGCGCGAGGGGAAAATTCGAATCACTGGTAATACTCCACGCGCAGGAACCTGCGCTTGAGTCGAGAAAGTGGAAGGCAGGTAACATTCAATCCCGGGTTTATCTCCAGCGCTTCAAGGTCGGCGCCGACGGCGACCACCACAGCAACGTGCTGCAGGATGTTGCCCCGATAGCAGGCGGCCATGGCGCCCTCGCAGGGCTCACAACGGGCCAGCGTGGGGAACCACTCCCCCGCCACCCTTATCATCGAGCCATCACCCTTCCGGGCAGAAACCCATTCAGGCCAGTCCGGCAGCCCCATATCCCGGCGGACCTCCAGCACCAACCCATAACAGTCGACCGCTGGCCACACTCTCCCACCCTCGCAGTACTGGCCTGCGCGGTATTTGTCGAGGCTGATCATGTGAGGTACCGGAGACCCGGGAATAGGTCCGTGGTGTAGTAGTTGCGCGGCCAGGCCGTTTCGAGCAAGTTGAAATAGCCGGCGGTGATCTGGGCCTCGGTCGCCGTGACGGTTCCGGACTTGACCTGGTAATGCAGGATCTTCACCGGCGCCGACAGGTCGGAGTCGATGTATTCCCGGTATATCAGGCTGATCTCGCGCTTGGCCTTCAACGCCGTCCGGATGAAACCAGAGACGCTGCCGTCGATGTTGGACAGGGCAAACTTGAGGTCTTGCTTGCCATCATTGCTACGCTTGGGCAGGGCGATGGAGATGGCGCAGGCGAGAAAGGTCGCCAACACACCGCTTTCCAGAAGCGCCTCCAGATCCTGGAACCCATCGGTGAGGTACGACTCCATCAGCGATGAGATGTAGTCGTCCGGCAGGTTCAGCTCGTTGTCGAACGTACTGGCCTGGACCAGGCCATACATTTCCTTGAGCGCCGGCTTGTCGCGCAGCTGCTTCACGAACTGCTGGAACACGAACTTGAAGCCTTCCGGCGTCGTGGTGACGTCCACGCCGTTCTTCAGGCCCGGCAGGTTGTAACGCATCCGGGCGATGATCTTGCGCCATGCCTGCTGCGCCTTGATCGACGTCAGCACGTCCAACTCATCCACCAGGGCATGGCCGATCTTGAAGCCGACGATGGTCTGCGGCTTCTCCATCGATCTGCAGATCACAGTGCCGCGGTACTGCCGGCCGCTGTAGATGTGAACCTCATGGTTCGCCTGGTTGATCTTGGTCTTCAGTCCCCAGTCATAGGCCACCTCATCCATGGTCGGATAGAAGATGTCCCGGATCTGCGGGTAAGTCGGTGCGAAGTACCCAGCGTTGACGCCTGGCCACTCCATGAAATGCTTGCTCAGCGCCGAGCATCCAACCCAGGTCTTCCCTGAGCCGAAGCCAGCAACGAATGCGCGGAACTTGTGGGGAAGCGTGAGGAACTGAGCCTGCGGAACGTTAAGGCTCGGCATTCGGCTTCCTCGCATCCACTACGTCGACCTGGATTCGGGTCGGGATCGCCGGCTCGTCGTCAGGTTCATCCTTCCGTTGGCGATTCACGTAAACGTCGCCGACTTCCTTCGCGGCCTGCTCCAGGATCTGCATAGCCAAGCCGATGTTCTTCATCGTCTCAGCCTTCTCCACGAAGCGATTCATGGCGCGCAAGCGGAACGCACGGTTGGCGATCGGGATTTCTGCCGTCTCTTCGCGGAAGCGCTTGCGGGTGTCATGGAAAAGGGTTTGCCACTTCACCGCCAGCCCCTTGCTGCATGCCTTGGTCGGGTCGTGGCTTTCAACTTGTTGGCGGGTCAGTACCACACCGAATTCGTTCTTGACGGCCTCAGCCACCTGAGATGGTGTGTCAAAGCACGCCAAGGCCTGAACGATGAAGCTCTTCACCTCATTTTTCAGGGCTGCCATAAATTCTTTATCCGTCTAGGGCCTGTCTAGAATCAGGCCGACTTGAGCAGACAGGTTCCGCAGGCCCTCGATATGTTCAATTTCCCCACCTCGGCAGGATTGTTTGCAGCGTCCACCAGGGCCTGCACTTCTCGGCTGGCACCGTAGCGCCTGACCACGCCGACGAACTCCTCGACGTCGTGTGAACGCATCTCAAGCTTGGGTGCGCCTTCCTTGGTGAAGGCTGGTTGACCGTATTTGTCTTTGGCCTGGGCCAGGTGATAAAGCTCGTGTTCGATCAGGGCGCAGAACTCAGCGTCGGAGCACTGGGCACAGTAGTCAGCGGCCAAGGTGATGATGAAGGCCGGCACTTCGCCGAACCAATCCATCATCTGCTGTTCCATCCGCGCCTTCTGCCAACCGCCGGCGCGGAACGCCACTTGCTCGGCCTGGCCCAGGACTGTGCGACCCTGCTTACTGAAGCTCGACGATGCCCATATGACCCGGATGTCTGCATCCAGTAGATGGGCATGGTCCGGGTTATGGATGCTGCCGGTGTCGGCAAGGATCTCCGCCTGGAGCCATTCCCACACCTCAGGCGCGGGAGTCAGGCGGATACCGAAGTCGGATAGCTCGGACAGTTCAACCAGTGACGCAGGCGGGTATGGCCTGTCCATGGGCAATCCTCAATCTTCGATATCCAGCAGCACATCAATCAGCTTCTGCTCACCCAGGCGCATCGCACCCAGGCATTGCAGGTCGTCGCACTTGGGCCCAAGCCCGAACACTGTGACCTCACCTTTTGGACCGATGATGGTAAGTGCGCCAACTGTACATTCCGGATGCACACCAGCATCAAGATCATCAGCAATCTTGCGCAACGTCTTGGCGGCATCGCGCCAGCCCTCACGCTTGAACTCAACAAGCTTTGCGGTCATGCCGTCACCATGGCGTGAGTTTGTGCGTGGGCGTGCCCGTGCAGCTCTGCAACGATCAACCCTTGGGGCAGACCGGCAGCCTTGGCAGCGTCGATGGCCTTGGCAATCGCGCTATCCAGTTCGGCCAGCGCCTTGTTGATGTCCTGGCTCATGGGGAGTGCGTGGCGCAGGCGGGTTACATTGCTCATCAGCTGAACGGATCGGCAGGCTTGGCGATAGAGCGCACGAACCACATAAAGCCCTGCTGCAAGTTGGTCTTAGCCAGAGCCAAGAGGCGCGGATCAACATCTTCAATCTGGCCGATCTGCTTGAACAGTTCACCGGCATCGGCCTCCAGAGCCTTGATCGAGTTCATGCCGTCGATTTCGGACTGGCTCAGATCACGGTAGCCGGTGATTTTCTTGTGCTGGTTATCCATGCTGCTTTCCTCGTCGCATGTCGCGACACAATTTGGTGATTCGCGAAACGTGTCGCGACCTACGCTGCAAGCTGCAGCTGCTTGTTGAACAGCTCGCGGATCTCTCCAAGCCGGTTCATCACCAGCGGCTCACCCTTCAAATGGATCAGGTGGGCCAGCTGGTGCACGATTCCCTCATCCGAAAGGACCTGGCTCGACGGCAGCTCCTTGAACCAGCACACGAACACCGCGAAGTGAAGCGCTGCGGGCAGCTCCTTCAGGAAGCGCTTGTCGGTCATCCCGGTGAACCGGGCGTGTTCCTCGCGTAGGTCCTGGTAGCTGGCCGAGTACCGGTTGTTACCGATCAGGTACTCCACCGCCCTAACCCTTCACATCGAATACATGCCCGCGGCGAGCCCAGGCATACGCCACCACCCCGCCGTGCAGCATCACACCGAAGGGGTTTACCCACTGGCCTTGAAGCGCAGTGACGAAAGCGCCGATGAGGCTCGACAGGATCTGGCTTTCGCTCTGGTCGCTGGTGTGGTCGTAGGTGGCACGGATGGCCTGGAGTACAGTGCCGATCGTGCGGTACTCCGCCGCGCCGAGGCGAGGGGCAAGCAACTGCCGGCACAATTACAGCAAGCACTGGAGGCGTCGACGAAAACGACGCAGCAGACGGACGCTTGACCGTATTCGGCGGGAACAATACAGCGGGACCGATCGATATAGCACCTGCGCGCAACGCATGCGCCAGCGCCAGCGGAAGGCTGGATTTCGAATCCGAGGCTTTTGTTGTGAGCGGCACGCTCCAGGCCAATGGGAAAGCGGCCGGCAGCGCTACTCAGCAGGATGCTGAGAATGGAATGCTGGTGGTGCACGGCACGCAGGATCCCGACGTGCTGAATGACCTTGTCCACCCGCTGGGCAGGAACAGCGGACAAGAAAACGCCCTACTTGCTTTCAGCTGCAAGGATCACGGAGCCGATGCAGGCGATTTGGCCCCGACGCTTCGGGCCATGGGTCACGGCGCCAGTCACCCAAACGCCGGCGGACAAGTTGCGGTGTGCATCACCGGCGATATCACGCACACGCTGAAGGCCGAGGGCTTCGACGGCAGCGAGGACGGCACCGGGCGCGGCCAGCCGATTACGGCAGGCACGTCAGGTGTTCGTCGACTTACTCCGCGCGAATGCGAGCGCCTCCAGGGCATGGCCGACAACTACACCCTGATCCCCTGGCGCGGCAAACCGGCCAGCGAATGTCCGGATGGCCCCCGCTACAAGGCCATCGGGAACAGCAAGGCAGTCACCGTGGTTCGCTGGATCGGCAGGCGGATCTTGCAGCAGCTTTAACCGCGCTCAGCCAGCAACTTCGCCCCCAGCGCCCGGCCGGCTACCTGGGCCAGGCCACGGTCGGGGAATGAGCGATCGCCAGCGACAACCGGAACCACAACTTCCCCGCCGCGCTTCACCTCGACGTTGATCCGCCAAGTCTCTCGGCCTTCCTCGTCTTTCTCGCACTCCATGTAGTTCCAGAGCTGATAACCCTGGAAGTCATCGTAAATATCGTGCTTTGTCATGGGCCTACCCGTTTTGAGGAAGGCGCCATCGTAGCACCTCAACTGCCCGGGCATGGCCCGGCAAGGACTCCCCATGCCTACAGAAAACAAGCCGGTCGAGCCAGGACCCAGCTTTAACACGCCCGATGCCGGCAGAACCTATATCGCCGACCTGTTCAAGACCGTGCTCAAGCGGCACGACTACCGCAAGTACATCCATGAGCGCCTTGCCGGCGACTTCGCTTGCACGCTGGCAGAGCACTTCGAGGTCATCAAAGTTCGCGAAGCGGCCATGCAGGCCGACCTGGATGCCAAAGATCAGCGGGTGGATGAGCTGGAAGCTGCGCTGAAGTTCTATGCGGACCGCGAGCATTACCACTTCGAAAGCGGAAACTGGGACGCCGTAAGCGGCGAGCCGTTAAACATTCTGTGGTGCGGTGACGAACCGGATTTCATTGAGGATGGCGCCGTGGCCCGCGCCGCACTTAACCCCACCCCGAAGCCCACCTGCTGCAGCAGCTGCCCGGCCGGCTGCACCATTGGAGCGAAGCCATGAGTAACAATCTATGCGCCTGCCCGGGCTGCACCGAGCAAAGGGATAAAGAGTCGATATTTTGCCAGCCGCATCGTCGGTCAGACAATCGGCTTCGGTTTATCCACCGCAGGAACAAACCCAGCTTAAGCATGGCAGAACTTGCATTTATGATGCAGCGAGATGGAGAGCAGCAATGAGCAATAACGAAATGGTCAGCGTGCCGCGTGAGCGTATCGAAGATATCGCCTACGTCCTGAGAATGGCTGGTGAGGACAGTTCAGCCGACGAGCTTGAAAGATCCCTAACCCAGCCACCTGCCCAGCCTGTGCCGCCTGCTGGCGTCCATCTGCAATGCTGGAGTTGCAAGGCTGACTTCACGCTCGCCGAGATGGCCGACTGCTACGGTTGCTGTTGGAGGTGTGGCAATGAAATCAATTTAGAAGATTACGTCACCCGGCTACAGGCCGAACTGGGCGAGGCCGAGCAACGCGGGTTTATTCGCGGGATCAACGCAGAAGCTGCTGCGCGTCGCGAGCGTGAAGCCTACCAGCCCCAGGGCGAGCCGGTGGCGTTTCAGTGGCGGTGCAAGACAGTGAATGAGGGATCGCAATGGCGGCACTGGGTTGACTGCACGGAGGAAGACTACAACAAGACCATCGAAAATCCTGGACCTAATCCGCGCGGAATCATTCGCGAGGCAAGGAAGCTCTACACCCGCCCAGCCGAGCCGCCCGCGCCGGTAGCGGTGGTGCTGCCAGCTCGCAAAACTGCCGAGGAGTACTACACGCGGCTCGGCAACTGCAATTCAGCACGCCTGGCGGCCGACGAGTTCAATTCAGCCCTCGACGAAGTAGCACGCCTCAACAGCCTGTAACCCCTCCCCCTTCAACTCTCTCAACTCGGCAGCAAGCCGAAAGGACAAGTCATGCCTGAAGAAAATATGGTGATGTATGAATCTCCGGAAGCCGCCAGCATCCAGACCGTGACGGGCTGGGTTGATCCTTCGGGCCGGTTCTGGGGAAACGATGAACACATGGCCCGCTATTGTGGGTCCACACACCGGCAGTGCGCGAAGAACCCAGCGCATCCAATTCACAGAACGAACGGCTGGTGCCAGGCCTGCTACGAAGAAGGTCGAGCTGCCAGGTTCGCTGCAATGCCAACCCGTATTTGGGGTGGCGAACCGATCACCGACTACGACGGCGATGACTATTTCTTCGACGAAGAAAGCCTGCGTGATCACATCATCGACAACGAGATCGACCTAGCCGACCTGAAGCTAGTGTTCTGCACGCCGAACTATCCGCGTGAGATCGATCCGTGCGACCACTTCTACGATGACCTGCCAGAAGATGGCGAGATCAACGATGACCAGCTTTTGGCAGCCTTCGAGCTGGTCAACGAGATGATTCGCAATCATGGCCCCATGTCCTGGTCTCCAAGCAATGAAGCCGTTGATCTGCCGCAGACATTCCTCGACATGATCAATGCAGAGCGAGAGGAAGCGGAGGTGCAGCCATGATCATCGACGACGTGATGACCGACAAAATCACCCTGCACGGCCTGGGCTTTGTGCAGGTCCAGCTGGAAGGAAACCAGCGCCTGCACGTCTGGCACCCTGAGCTGCCGCGCCGGGCCTGCTTTGAGCATTCGGCGATCCACGACCACCGCTTCGACTTCATGTCGCGGGTGCTGGTCGGCACGCAGATCAACCACGTTTATTCGATCCAGAAAAAACATGACGGCGACTTCGTGCTGTACCTGCATAAGGGAAAGCGAACAGCCAATGGTGGTCGCCCGTGGACTCCAGACGGCCGCGCCGATCTAACACCGGTCGTCTCATTTGAGGTTCGGGCCGGGAAGGATTACGACAGCACCGCATACGTTTATCACCGCACCGAACCCGGCGGCGATGGACGGGTCGCCACCATCATGCGCAAGACCGATGAATGGCAGGCCGGCGCACACTCCACCTGCCGCGTCGGTATCCAACCAGACACGGACTTCGACCGCTACCAGTGGTCGCCGGCCCAGCTCTGGGAAATTGTCGCCGACGTGCTGCTCGGCCAGAAGGTGGCGCCATGATCCTGCTCTCCCTCCCCGCACTGCTCTTCATTGGCTGGAACATCTACCGAGGGCCGAAGCGATGAACGACAAGATGCGCGAGCAATTCGAAGCTGCTTTCGTCGAAGAGGAGGTTCGGCTGTGCGGAGAGGGATTCCGCGACTCGGCGCTCCACATGATCAAACAAAACCTGTTCAACGTTCACATGGCGTGGTGGGCTTGGCAGGCCTCCCGTCAGGTCGTGGTGGTGGAACTTCCGCCAGTGCCAGTCGAGCCGGAAGAGCCTGAGTTCGCCATCGACGACAGCCACATGGACGCCTATCACGCCGCAGTCCGGATGCGCGATTCCTGCGTGAAGGCTATCGAGGCCCAGGGCCTGAAGGTGAAAGCCTGAGGAGTTCGCCACAGCCCGTGTTGCAGTCGACGGATAGCCAGGACAACGGACTGGGCGAACGACTCAACGATAGCCGCGTGCAACGCCGGCAACCATCAGACCTTTCCGAAAATAAACCACAACTTTCAGAAGCCTGCCGCCATGCGCGGCATGGAGCACACACATGGCAACTGCAGAACTGCATGGCCAGAAGCTCAGCCCGCTCGAGCAGGGCTACGCGGCCTTTCTCAAGGGTATGAGCATCAAGCAAAACCCGTTCGACACAGAGAACAATACGTCGCCTGTCTCCAAGCGGAGGTGGGCCGAGGGATGGAATAAAGCGCAGCGCGAAGCCTGGAGGAAGGTATGA